AGTAGTACGCGCGCAGATGGGCGGCACCCAGCTGCGTGTTGGAGTAGGGCTTCAACGGCTGCGTCTGGAGGCGGCCGACGAGCCCTTGAAAGAGGGTGTCGTAGTACATGCTCAGGACCCAAGACGGGATGAGCCGCTTGCAGTCGCTCGGGTTGGACCCATCGACGGCGTAGACGCTGCACTGCGCCACCCAGCAGGCGTCGAGGCTAGGGTCGCGGGCGAGCATGATCGTGCCGGGTGTAGGCATCGACGCGGCAGTCACCCACCGCTTGTCGATGTCTTCACTGTCGAACAGGCAGAGCAGCGACTTGATGGCGACGCCGTTGCCCGGCGTGATCGTGTAGCAGCGGGTGCCGGGGACGATGCAGAGGTCGAACCCCATCTGCCAAGCATTGGTCTGCTGGAGAAAATCTCGGAGGAGCATGAACAGCTCGGCTTCGATGCCAGACGGCAAGGCGCCCGGCGCATGCACCGAGGCGTCAGCGATCAGGCGGTCGAATTCAGCGCTCATTACCCCAACCCTGTAAGCTTGGAGAGGAACGTGTTGAAGAACACCACGGCGCGGCCGTCGCTGTTGGCCTCGTCGTCCTGCATCTGGATCCGGCCGGTCACGAAGTTGATCAGCGCCGGCACGTACATCTGCTCGTAGTCGATGTAGGTCGAGAACTGGGAAGTCGTGTACTGCGGCACGTTCGAGAGGCGGTCGCGGTACATGTCGGGGCGCAGTCGGCGCGTCTCGAGGAGGCCTTCGTTGAGGGCCTGCACCATCTGAGTGTCGGTGTATCGCTCGCCGTCGACGTCCTGCAAAAGGACGCGCGCTTCAGTGAGGATGTCGCCGACTGTTCTAAACGCCACGAGAGCCTCCCTAGGAAGACGGGGCCGGAGGTTTTACCCCCCAGCCCCTAGTCCCCCCACTTAGCCCGCCGTGACGATCGCCTGCGCCAGCGCCTGACCGTCGAGCACCTTGTAGCCGTAGACCTGCAGGCCACGGAGCAGGGTGCCGAAGGTGCGCTCGGAGCGGAGCGTCTCGACCTTGGTCATCTGCGACGCGAAGGTGAGCGCGTGCGGATGGCCGGCGTAGACGGCGAACTCGCCGGCAGCCAGACCGCCAGCCACGCCGTTCGGCAGGAGGTTGGACACATAGACCGTGAACCGGTCGATCATGCCCAGTCGGCCGTTGCGCAGCATGGTGACGCTGTCGCCCGACATGAACACCTGACGGAGCTCGGAGCGCTTGATCAGCGTGCCGACCCACGTCGGGATCAGGATCCAGCGGCCCATCTCCGGGATGTTCTGCTCGTCGAGCACCTGCCCGAGGCGGGTGATCACTTCGACGACGTCGACTTTGCCCGCCGGCGCGCTGTTGGCGACGACGGAGAGCGGCGAAGTCGTGACGCCGAGGTTGATGTTGCCCGAGATCTTGCCCGCGGTGGCGCCGCGGTTGTAGGTCGCGGTGGCCTGTCCGAGGATGCCGGCGAGCACGTCGGTGTCGACGGTGATCTTCATCTGCTGCGACGCGTCATCCGACCAGAGGGCCATCTGGTTGATGTCCGACTGGACCTTCATCACGTCGTCGAGGATCGTGTTGAAGTATTTGCCCTTGTCGATCAGCAGGGTGACGATCGCCGAACCCGGGCGCTGCACCGCCAGATCGCCACCGGCGAGGTAGTCGCTGATGGTGATGGTCGGGATGGTGCGGATGTTGACGGTGTCGCCGAAGTTCTTGATCTCGCCTTCATAGTCCGTGTTCGAGATCGCAGCCAGCACGGTGGCGGCGTAGAACTTCTCGATCAGCTTGCCCGACCAGATCTCCGGGATGAACGTACCCGAATAGGCCGGCGACGGCTGAGACGACCCCGAGGGGTAAATCGCCGGCGTGGTCATGGCGCCGGCAAGGCCGAACGCGAAGGCGATGTTGGGATTGGACGCGCCGAGGTCGTGCCCGAGCGGGAAGTCGATACCGGCAGTCAGGACGCCAGCGGTTCCGGCGGCGCCAATGAGGTTCTTGATGTCCACGATGATCTCCACGAGAAACAGGGTTCAGCTACCCCGGGATCACGCGGCCTTCAGCCTGAGCAAGGAAGATGTCTCGTTCGAAGATGTCGGCATCAGCTTCACGGCCGCGCCACGATCCTCGAGCCTTGTCAGAGAAAAACCGACCGATCTCGGATGTTGAGTACATGCGCTTCGCGTCGGATGCCGGTGGAGGCGGCGACGATCCGGCTCTTCCCGGAGCGGCCAGCGATGCCAGATCCAAACGGTTCGACGGTGCCGACTGGGTCGGGGGCGTCTGGCCGTTCGACTGACCCGCTGAAGGGGCCGGGTGAGCACCATCGGAGATGAAGCTCCTGAAGAAATACGCTACCCGCTGGGGCTCGCCCTTTGCGAAAGCATCTTTCAACAGCACGTCACGTATAACACCAGTTCCTTCGTCGCGCAAGTTCAGCCACGCGAGGAACTCCGGGTCCTCGTTGGTGTCGCGCCACTTCGGCAGGTTTCCGTCGAGGTAGTCGAACATTTGCTTGCGCGTGACCTGCCCCGTGACCTGCGCCAGTTCCCCCCGCATGCCTGCGACCTTGCGCTCGGCGACGCGGTCGATCAGGGACAGCATGTCGGTGCCCCACGTTGCCTCGTCTTCCTCGGTGAAGGCCGGCGATGTGCTCGACGGCGCGGGCTGGTTTTGCTGCGAGAGCGGCCCGGCGCGGCGCGCGGCTTCCAGCTCGGCTTCGAGCTCGTTGATCCGGGCAAGTAGCCCCTGCGTGTTGCGGTCGGTGCGCGCCTTGAGCGCGTCATGGCGCCCCTTCATCGACCGGTAGCGGTGCTCGTACGCCGCGTTCTGGTCGTCGGCGACGTCCGCGTTCGGGTCGACCTGCTGGTTCTGCTGGGGAGGCGGCGGGGCCTGCTGCTCCGGCGGGGGCGGCGGGGGCTGAACCTGTTGACTGGGCGGGGGAACCTGTTGATCCGGCGGCGGGGGCGCCTGCTGCTCCGGCGGCGGGGGCTGCTCGAGGCCCAACCGCTGCCTGTGATCGAGCTGCAACGCGTCGGCGCGCTCCGCCGCGGCGCGGATAGCAGCGGGGATGACGACGGATGTGTCGACGGGGCCAATCTGGGCGGTAGGCATGCGCTAAGTCCTTGGGGTTTTCTGGAGTTGCTGCTGGTATTGCTGGGCTTTGGCGGCGCAGTTGGTGGCGATGCCCACAAGCTCGTCGGCTATCTGGGCTCGCCCCTGAGCAAGCTGCACATGCGATGGAGGAGCCGCCAGCAGGGAACGGACCTCAGGCATCGCGAAAGCGTCTAAGGCAGTCTGGAGTTCGGAAAACAACATAGGGTTGGTCGCCTTGAGTTTGGCGAGCACCATGGTCAGTGGGACGGTCTTGTCGCCCATATGCCTTACTTTTTGGAGGCGCCGGGTAGCCCGTCCTCGTTACGGTCGTCGAATACGTCACCCATGTGCTGGATGTCGGCGTACCGGCCGGGCGCGCCGGCACCGATAGGTGTCAGCTTGGAGTACATGCCAAGGGTACGCTGGGAAGGATCTCCCTTGGTCAGCGTGTCCAGCGCATGGCGGGAAGGCAGCATCTGGCTCTTGCTGCCCTTCCCCTGATGGTTGACCCTCGAAGGGCGCGACATGCTCGAGTTGAACTTGGGCGTGCGCGCCATGTGTCCCTCTTACCCGATCAGGTAACGCTACATCCCGCCGGTCGAACCGGGCGAGCGGGTCTGGCTGCCCTTGCGAGGCGCCATCTTGCCCGAGCCACCGGCGGCGAACTTGGACCCGACACCCGAGCCTTCCTTAGACGTGGTGCCAGCCTTGGCCGGCGTGGCGCCGGTGCGGCCGAACATCTTGCCCGAGCCACCGGCGGCGAACTTGCCGCCCTGCCCGGAGCCTTCCTTGGACGTGGTACCCGGCTTCTGGGGGGTAGCGCCGGTGCGGCCGAACATCTTGCCCGAGCCACCCTTGGGGAACGAAAAGCTCATCACAGTCTCCTATGTTTCACGTGAAACAACAACTTACGCCGTCTTACCCAACTCCACCAGACACCCGCGTGGGCGTCAAGCTCGTGCGTGGCCCCATGTCCTTGTTCGGGGGGCCAGCCTGCGCTCCTTGGGCGGCAGCAGCGTTCTCGCCGACACCGCCATGCCCGGGAACACCCGTGGCCGCGGCGACTTCCTGTGCCATACGCTCTTGGCGGGTCAGATCCTCGGCGCTGGGGACGATCTGCTCGCCCGGCAGGCCCATCGTGTTGGCCACGGCGCGAAGCACTTCGGCGCGCCCTTTCGGTCCGACGATCTGCATGTCGATCGGATTGGCCGTCGCCGCGAGGAATTCGAGCTGGCGAGCGCGGAGCGTCTCGCGCTGGAGCGCCACCGACACGCCCTTGACGACGACTTTCTCGGTGCCGTCGAGCACGTCGGTCGTGTCCGTCAGCAGGATCATATCCAGCAGGGCTTCAAGCGCCGGCGCGATCTGGTCCCGGTCGATGTTGGCACACACCGTCTGGAGCACCTTGGACGCATTACCCATGAGCATGGCAAGGCCCGACGCCGTGCGCCCGGCGCCGCCGGATGCCCCACCCTGAAGATACCTTGGAATGGCCG